GATGACCGATAAACTCAAAGAAATAAAGAAGCAACAGGCGGGAGCGACAATGTCGTGGCATCACTAGAACAATTATTATGAAAACATTTAATCATGTAGGCAGTGAATTACAAGACCTAAAAACAGAGAATATAGATGGCCGTAGATTTTATAAGACACCCAATGGTAACTACCAATCCATTACAACACTATTATCAAATCTGTCCAAAGTTGGTATACAAGCTTGGCGTAAGCGGGTTGGAGAGGAAGAGGCCAACAGAATCTCCCGCCAAGCGTCGGGCAGAGGCACCCGCGTTCACAATATCGCTGAATCCTATATCAAAAATCAAGAGGATCATCTAGAGGGAGTTTTACCAGATGCATTTGAGATGTTTCAGTCTATAACTCCACTAATTGATAGGATTGATAATGTTCATTGTGTAGAAGGTGCGTTGTATTCTGATGAGCTCAAGCTGGCTGGTAGAACCGATTTGATTGCAGAGTTTGACGGAGAACTGGCAGCCATTGACTATAAAACTTCTAAGAGAATTAAGAAATGGGATTATTGTCACAGCTATTTTATGCAAGGTGCTTTCTATGCTCATGCTTACGAAGAACGAACAGGAATTCCAGTAAATGATATTGTGATTATCATGGCAGTGGAAAATGAAGAACCAGTGTTGTTCAGAGAAACTAAAGAACGGTGGCTGGAGCCGTTACGTCAAGTAATACATAAATATATGTAGAATTTTGTTTTATGACCTGAGAGGGTATCTAAGTAAGACGCTGGTTCGACTCCAGCTGGCTCCACCAAGGGCACATATGATTGAGAAACAAAAGGCCACTATCATCAATTATGTGTTCCGTTGCTGGGGCCATCGGGTATTCGATTGCTAGAGAGAGTATCAGAGAGAACAAAAAGGGTGATGACCTACATCGAATAATCTAATCGCAAATAATGACGATTATACTTCTGCTTATGTTGCACTAGCAGCGTAATGCAGATGGGTTTTTGGGGGGAGGTTTTTCCTTGAAACAGAATACAGATTCAGAACTGAATTAAAACCTTCCTACTACACTTAGAAAGGAAATATGGCAGGAGGACATCAAAATGAACCAACTTCAGGTAATAGAGCAAAAGTTTCTAGGAGTAGGTTTGAACAGGATGTAGTGCGACTTGATGCTACGCCATGGTATTTGAAACCAGAGAGGCATGAAGCAGAAACAGGAAATGCCTTTAAATATTTCAATGTACCTTATGGTGCAGGAGTGTGTAAAGTTTCATGGCCTGCGGGGCCCAAAGGACAATTAGAATTTGAATGGAGATAAAGTATGGCTGAATACATAAATGAAAATCCTTGTGAGTTTATTTACAACATAACCGCTGTAGAAAAGATTATTGATGGGGATACTATCGATGCGGTTTTTGATTTGGGTTTCGATGTACGGATATGTAATAGAATCCGTCTACTTGGAATCGACACACCAGAATCCAGAACAAGACATAAGAACGAAAAAATCTATGGTAAGTTATCCAAGGTCGCATTAACATCGTGGATACATTGGGCAATATTGTCAGACAGAGATGATATTGAAATACAATGTAGATGTCCAGAGTCAGATAGCAGAGGTAAGTTCGGTAGAGTGCTGGGTGAGATTTGGATCAACTGTACAGAAGATGGACATGAGTTTGGTGGATGGACAAATATAAACAAATGGATGTGTGAAAATGGTTACGCAGTTGGATATCATGGACAAAACAAAGACGATGTTAAAGATGAACATTGGAAAAATCGTCTACTTTTAGAAGAACAGGGAGTTCATGAACTGTTACAATGGGATGAAAACTAATGGCAAAGATACAAATACATAAACCAAAAATACAAATACCAAAAAATATAAAAAATATTAAAAAGACAAGACAAAATGATGGCAAAGTGAATACCGCTGTTGAAATGATAAACGCTTCAGAAGAAGCATTGTGGGGGAAAAATCCTGTGGAAGCTCTAAAATTTGAACGAATAGAAAGTAGAAAGAGAATGAATTGGCTTGCAAGATTCTCTCTTTCTTTAATTGTGTTGGGAACATTTTTAATTCTGATATATTTGTTGTTTTTTTCAGACCTCAAAGATGGACATCGCGATCTAATTAATATTTTAGTTGGGGCCTATGTTGGTGTGCTAGCTAAGACAACAGATTATTGGTTTAAAGATAAAGATGATGCTGAAGATAAAGAATCACAACAATTACATGCCGCAAATGGTGGTAATAATAAAGTAGAAGGAGAAGTAACCAATGGCTGACTTTAATGATTTTGGTTTTAGTACGGTCAGTGAAGACGAGTACAAAGCTCAACAAACTACTGTGGTTAATACAGCAAAGGAAGCAGTTTCTACTGCCACTGCTAGTATGAAACCTGAGTTAGAAAAAATAGAATCTAAGATTGCAAGTCTTACTGATAGTATGAGAGTTCTGAGTGATGAGATGACAGATCGTAAGGAAGAGCTCAACGATAAATGGGGTGCTAGAATGAATCAAGTAGAAGATTTAATTCTTCCACTTCTTAAAAATCTTGCCAAAGATGGTGATACAAGAGAATGGATTAAATGGCCCGGTAGGACTGACACTCTTAACAAACAGATTGATGCAATTACAGCAGTTACAAGGGGTGATTTTTGAGTGATTTCATTTACGGAAAAAGCTGCTGATAAAATCCTGAGTATCATGAATGAACAAAAAGTAACTGATGATACTAGAGTAAGAGTCGGCGTTAAAGGTGGTGGTTGTTCTGGTTTTACTTACACGGTAGATTTTGATAGTAGAAAAAGTAAGTTTGATTTAGAGTTTGAATCTTTTGGTCTTAGTGTTTTAGTGGATAAGAAAAGTCATTTATACATTAAGGATACAGAAATTGATTGGTCAAATGACTTGAATGATCGTGGATTAAAATTTAACAATCCTTCAGCAAAAGGTTCATGTGGCTGCAGGACTTCTTTCATGTACGAACACACGGAACAAACGAATGACACTAGACCAAGCTGGATGTGAAGTAAAGATAACAGAACACGCAGCAAAAGAATTTAAAAGTATGTGTGAAGATGAAAACAAACTATTGGAAAATTCTTATCTTAGAGTTGGAGCAGATTCTGGTGGTTGTTCTGGATGGAAATATAGTTTAGATTTTGATAATAATGTTGATTCTACAGACTTGACATTTATGCAATATGGTGTTACAATAGTAGTAGATGAAATGATACTTAATGAAATAATTGGAGATGTAGAAGTTGATTATAAAAAAGGAAATTTAATAGAACAAGGATTCATATTTAAAAGACTTAAATATGATCATGTCTGTGGATGTGGTGAAAGTTTTACACCGATAAAGGATATTCCTGCAGACGGAACGCAAAAATTAGGATGGCATTAAGAGTACCATATTTTCCAGACCCCGATTATACTTTTAAAACTGTGTATACAAAAAAATATAAAGGTAAAACTGTTTGGCTAATAAAACTAATATCAAATAAGAAAATTTGAAAGAAAAGGAATAAATGGCATATTCAGAAAAAGTATTGGAGCATTATGAAAAACCGAGAAATATTGGTAGTATGGATAGTGGGGATAAGTCTGTCGGTACTGGCCTTGTGGGTGCACCTGAATGTGGGGATGTTATGAAACTCCAAATAAAGGTAGAAAATGAAAAAATTGTTGACGCCAAATTTAAAACTTTTGGTTGTGGCAGTGCAATTGCAAGTTCTTCGTTGGCGACTGAATGGATTAAAGGCATGTCTATTGATGAAGCGAGTTCAATTCAAAATACACACATCGTGGAAGAACTTTCTCTTCCCCCTGTCAAGATTCATTGCTCTGTTTTGGCGGAAGATGCTATTAAGGGAGCAATTAATGATTATAGAAAAAAGAATGGAATAGTAAGATAAAGGAAACCAGATGTCAGATACGTCTATTACAAAACTAGATTCGCTGGTTACACCAGCTTCTGAAGATTTAGCAATCATAGTTACTAATGCATCAAGTGCACCAGCTAATAAAAAATCAACTTTAGCAACTTTCTTCAATAAGATTCCTACATGGCTAGGGTTTTCTACAACTCCTGTTGTTTACACTACTGGTGAAATAGATATTACCACACCAGTATCATTTATTTCTGTAACTGGTACAACGACATTTACTCTTCCAGCTGGAACTACAGGACAAATAAAAATATTAGTGTGTACCGTTGCTGCAAGTACACCAGTTGGTACACTTACCCCCATAGCTTCTGCCAATGATGGTTATGATACAATTATTTTTAATGAAGTGGGTCAATCAGCAACTTTAATATATGAAAACTCTGGATGGATTGTAATATCTTTGGGTGGTATGGGTATTGCATTAGAAAATACTATTGAAGATTAATTTTAAATAAAAAGGTATATAATGGCGCTACAAACTCAATCAACTAAAGAGTTTTTTGTGAAAATTCAAGATATTGTAACTGATACTAGTATGAGTTACATGGACGCGGTTCTGTATTATTGTGAATCAAATAATATGGAGCCGGAAACTGCTGGGGGTTTAATTAACGGTAAACTCAAGCAGAGAATTCGGGAAGAAGCTGAAGAACTCAACTTCCTTCCTAAAACCGCACGTCTTCCCATTTGAAAGGGGGGTTGACAAATATTAAAATATATGTTATAATACTATTATACACTGCAAAACAAACTATACATTGCTAAACACTAATACGAAAGGTAGATTATGTCTTTTTCAGATATGAAACAACG